GACCAAATTGTTCAAGAATTTGGAAGTTCTCATTTCCCATTTGGGAATATCCGTGAATGTAGTCGTTCTTACGAACTTTTTTCTTCCATTCGTTATATCGGAGAAACGCATCAAATAAACCTTTTTGGGTCATTGGAATATCCTCATCAATAACATAATAAACACCAACACCTGCCAATTTCGCCGCACTCCACCTATGATTTCCGTCTGCGATTCCGTGTTTACCATTTTCCAAAACCAACTCACCATTTTCTCTTATATTAACACTCGCCTTTCTTGACACAATGATTGGTTCAGTATAACGATAACCATTTACTTTCATATTCTCGGAAATCCCTTTAATTTCATTAACGGATTGAGAATCAGTAATTTCTCTGTTTACATCCACTCTTTGAAACATATCCAAGTTAGTGGTGTAAAGAATTGTTTTAGTATTCTTTCCCATATTTAAGTTTGTGTTCAGTATATTGTCCTGTCCCCGACTTTGATTGATTAATAATTTACAATACAAATATATAACATTTATATCCTGTATCCAAATTTATTTTGTTAAAGTTTTGTTAACGAATACACAACTATCCATTAAATCTCTAAACATTTGTCTGGATAACTCTTTCTTAATTTCATTGTAAGTAGGGTTTTCTTTTGTTGCAATTACACGCACGTTTCTAAAATCTTCCTTTACAATGTCTTTTAAGTCATCATACAAAACATCAACAAAATTTGATACTCTGTTCTCAACCATTTCCATAATTTCCTTTGCCATAATCATTTCTCCTTTTTTTTCCACAAATATACTGCTTATAGATGTTTATTTCCAAATTATTTGTGTTAAAAATAGGTTAAGGTCATATAACTAATTGATAATCAATTTTATCCACAATAGATTTCATCTAATACTTTTCCCTTATCATCAAATATTGTTTTTTTCACATAACCAAACCCTTCTGATTTGATGATACATTTCATTTTGTTTTCTGCTTGTTGTAATGTTTCATATTTTAAAACACCTTCATCACAAACAACCTCATACATTTCTTTTGTCTTTTTTATTTTCATGATACGAAATTAATTGAATTTAGAATATAAACAAAATATTTTTTTAATCTTCTTGAAAGATTCGTCGAGGAGTCTCCAGGAGATATTGGTTGGCGTGTAATACGAACGCCAACCAAAATCTACCCGGCGTGCCGGGTACCCAGCAACTGTGCAGATCCAGTGCACAGCAAAACAAAAAACCCCAGCTTTCGCCAGGGTTTCAAAACAAAACACCATACAATCATTAACTCTCTAATTCCAACAAAGTTTTATATTCATTTTCAGTAATATGTCTGACAGAACCAATTTCGGTATCTTGGTTCTTTTTGATTAGAATACAATCACCCTGTCTTACAATTTTACTTATACCACCTTTTTTAATGTCTGTTTGAATTGTCCAAGCAATCGCTTGAATTGCATTTATCTGTTTTCCATAATCTTCACCACTACTATACCATTTACTTTCTCTTGTGTCATTAGTTTTAAACACATCTTCTGCGTCAATCCAAATCATATATTCTCTATCGGTTGAAGTGTCTTTGCACTTAACATAGTGGTACTTATCTTTTCTAAAAAATCTATCATTAAGACCTAAACTTTCAGAAGTTACTTCATAAAGTTCGTAGGTATCATTAAACTTATTGTTGATAAGTTCACCATTTTCATTAACCCAAGTGGTTTGTTTCTTAATTGTTTTCTTGTCAATTAGTTTAGGATTAACTTCCGTAATTAAATTGTTAATACCAAGACAACTAATCGCCACTCGTCTTTGTTCAATGTTATTAATTTCCTTTGCGATTTCCTTAAAGGTTATTGGTTCAATATCATTCCAAATATCTTCCAAACCTTTGAACGGAACATCACCATTCTTTGTTTTCAAAAGACGACAACCAATGTTGTAGTCAAATGTTGTGTTGTTAATTACGATTTTCATTGTAATACGTTTTTAATGTTTTTTAATTTTCTTCTTCTTTAATAATCATAAAACTTCTACTAACATCTACATAAAGGTTATCACCTTTGATTTCAATTTCCCCGCCATCTTCATCTGTACTCCAAGAGTAAGTATCTTCTGGTTCACCTTCTTCACTTTGAAATTCGTAGTTCTCACAAACATCATCAATTCTATCCAAGATATTATCAACCATTTCTTCTTCTTCATCTGTGATAATACAATCAATCTTGTAGTTGATATTCTTTTCGCCATCACCACCATTCATATTATCAACTTTCTCATTGAGAAACTTTGCTTCCTCTGGTGTAATACCGATAGGAATTTTCTCTGAAAATCTTTCCGACCACTCTGACTTTGAAGATTTATCATATTCAAATTCATCTTCATCATTAAGAGTGATAACTACTTGACCAAACTCACCAATGTAATGTCCGTCAGAATTAACGTAGAACTCTACTCTACGGAATACTTCATCTTCAAAGAAATCTTTAAGTTCTACACAAACGATTTCTTTTCCTTTCTTATCATAGAACTTGAAGTCATAGTCATTCATACTATCACCACCACAGGAAAATTCCATAATACATTCGTGGATTTTATTTTCTTTCCACAGAGTAATCTCTTGTGAAACTTCAACATCATTTTTAGTTTGCATGTATTTTTTCATTTAGTTGTTTAACAATGTGATACGCTTCTTCGTTATCTAATTCTTTAATACCATTATTCATCCAGGGTTGTAGTTCCAAATGTTTCAAATAATCTTGTGGTGTTGGAACAAACTTCATACGGAAATCTTCTGCTATATGTAACATCGCAACATCTACCACATCAACACTCTTGCCGTCAGAGTTTGTTATATTATATCCGAATATCTTTGGAATGATTTGATATGCGAACCAAGTGTTATGTGTAAGTGTCCGTGCGGTATTATTGTTCATAGTTACTTTCGGACTATCAATGAGTTCGTGGATAGGTAGATAATCTTCTACTTTACCACCCCATCTTTTTACAGATGATTTTGAATGAATAAGTGGATTTGCCATTTCGTTTTGTTTTTAAGATTAACTAATCCCAAACGCGGGTGATTTGTTGATTAAAAGGATTGTACTCTACTTGTTTACCCATAACCCAATCACCTTTTTCAATTTTGAGTGTTTGGTGTTCACCGAAACTTCCGTTAGGTTGTTCGTGTTTAAGTAAACTTTCTTTTACAACTTCTACTTCCATAAAATCAGTTTCATCACCGATTTTAAAATCCCCATACAAAGTGTGTTGGTGTACTCCTTCACCTTTCAATAATGTGTGTTTCTTTTTTGTTTTCATAATTAAAAATTTTATGACACAAATATACAACATATAAAATTATATTCCAAATAATTTTTAAAAGTTTTCTGTTAAAATTTTGTGAAGAAGGTTTCACCTGTGCTGACGATCCGATTATTGGTTGGCGTTTAATCTGCCAACCAAAATTTTTAGTTACGCATTCTTCAGAGTAGATAGAAAAAAAATGGGATGTATTTCTACATCCCAATTAACAACTCACCAAACACAAATTATGAACAATAATAAAGTATAAACTTTATCTATGACAATGTCAACTAATCACCATAGTTATTTACAAGATGGTCTGATATGTCATCATTTCGTTGAAACGAAGGGTGTAGAATAGGAAGTTATGAGAAACCTAATCTAAATTTATTGAAATGTTTGTTTATATATTCGATTGGTCTTTATAATGGTGTTTTTACTATACCCAGTCTGTTTGGTTATTTCTTTATAAGTTACATTTTTTTCTAATAGTTCAATAATTTTTAATGACCTATCAGTAAATAAAAATTTTTCACTATACTTAGTTAAATCCGCAAATTTACATTTGTCACCATGACTACGTTTGTAATTTGGTAAATCAAATTCCTCATTACAATACTCACAAAGTTTTTTAATTTTTGATGGATGTTTTTCTTTTATTATTTTTTTTGTCTCTTCGGAATGTTTTTTTCCTTTGAATGGATTATTTTCTAACATCCATTTTCTTATATTATTTTTATGATTATCAGTAAGAACTTTCTTCTTTGCAGATTCGGACATTTTTTTTCTAATTTCTTCACTTACTTTAATACCTTTTTTTGAAGAAGGTCTACCAATTGCTTTAAGACGTATCTTATTTTTTACTTCATTACTTCTTGTTTTTCCTATATGATTTTTTTTAGCATATTCACCATATTCCTTACGCATTTCTTCAGTCATTGGGATACCCATAGATAATAAATGACCAATCCTACCAGTACAATTATTTTCTTTCCATAATTCTAATCTTCTTTTATTAACATCTTCTAAATTAACAATTTCTAATGCTTTAAAAGTTTCGGGTTTAACTTCACTTGGTATTAATCTTTTAATTGGTAAATCAACCCATTTTGTTGCCCTTACTTTTATATCACCTTTAATTGTTTCAACAAGATATAATAATACTTTTGGTGATTCAGGTGTTAATGTTTCAACAACTGACGCGAGTGTTTTATTTGATACTAATGAAACACTTAATAAACTAAATAAACTATTTTTAACAAACGACCTTCTATCCATTACAATGAATTTTTAACGTTGTTCCATAAAATTGAAACTACCTCAAATTGTGGTCTTTGACTTTCTTCATCTATAATATAACTTTCAAATAGTCTAATTTTACTTTCAATTGTTTTTACATCAGTTTGAAGATAAGTTCCTACTTGCATCATTGGTAAGTCATTACTATTGATAACATACTCCTCATGGAACATTTCAATAAGAACCATAAGTTTTTTTCTACCTGAGTTAAAATCACCACCCAAGTCAAACTTTTCAATTCTTTTTCTAAATTTACTTTTGGGGTTAATTACTTTGCCACCAATATACTCGGTTGTACGTTTTGACGCGGTATTACCAATACCACGACCTAATCCCCATACAAATGAACCTAAAAAATTTGTTTTTCCCATATTATTTTATTTTTTGTAAATCAAATGGTACACCATCTAAACCATAGTCGCAAGTGTAACCAATATCGTTTAAGTCTTTAATTAAATTTTCACAATTACTATAATCATTATCATCGTTAGAATATTTTTCTAACACTTGTTGTACCTCTTGGGGTAATGTTTGGTATTGTTCAAATAAATCCATATTAATCGTTTTTCATTATTGTTTGTGAATACTCCAATTCATTTAACGTATCAACATGCTGAGTTCCACGAAATCTATTTTGTTCGTGTTTAACTACAACTTGATGTGAACCAAATGGTGTCCAACCATCTTCAATGTGTTGTTCCACTCTTCTTGTTAAATCTTCACCCGAATGTGAAACTAAAATTTTATATTTCATAACGCCTCCTTTTTTACAACACAAATATACGAATATAATAATGATATTACAAATAGGTTTTGTTAAAATTTTTATAAAGGATTTATATGTAATACGTTTTGCCAACCACAATTTCGGCACATGCGGTACATCGGGTACTTCAGGAACTTGAGGAACATCTCCTGGTTGAATATTGGGTGGCGTGTAATACGATCCGCCAACCAATATAGAACAGCGCATGATGCTGGTGAAATATTCTTGGAAATAAAAAACCCCTGATGTAGAAACACCAAGGGTATTTATTCACCTATGAAAAAACAATATTATACTAACTCAACTAAATCATTAAAGATTTCTAATTCTCTTTTACCGTAGATACCGAACATCTTTGCTTCGGTATTATCGTTTTTGGTTAAAGAGTGAGTAGTATACTTTGTTACTCCACTAAACAATCCCCACAAATTATCACCTTTTTCAGAAATCTCACCATTCAAATCAACATAAAATCTTGATAACTTATTTCGTGTAATAGTAGGAACACTATCATCATCTTTCAAATTAATCTCTGGTTTAATATTGAATAGTGATTTAGTAACTCTATCTTTAATCACATCATCAAATCTTGTTTCAGATAATTTAAGAATGTCATCAAAGATTACTTTTTCTTGTTCAATCACACTTTCTAAACTTCTACAAATCTCATCAATCTTCACCACCATATTTTTGGTGTGTCTAACTTTAGTTTCCAATTCACGGAACGCCGCAAAGAATGTGTTTTGACAACTAATAGTGATGTTACTAGGACCGAATGCTAATGATGTTGAACCATCAAAAGAATTAATACCTGTTAAGTAACCTTCAACTCTGTCATTACCAATTCTCAAATCATTTGATTTAAGTTGAACATAAACTCTCGCACCATCTTTGAAAAATCCACCTTTCTTTAATTCTAAACCAGTTTGGTTTGAAACTTTGTCAAGTAGTTCAATCAACTCATGATTTTGATAAGGATAATACTCATCACTACGAATTGATAGTGGTGTTTTTGTGTCTTCTCTAACAATTGCCTTATACCCATCTAATGTAATACCAGACTCTGTCGTGATACCTTCTGTAATAACATTCCAATTTAGACCAGTTTGGTTGAGTAGGTCTTGAACTCGTGATGTAAGTTGTTCCATAATATAAAATAATTTAGGTTGTAAAGATACAACATTTATAAACTCATATCCAAATTTATTTTGTTAAAGCTTTATTAAGAAAAACCAGTGTGAACCCAGGTTTTTGCGCCTGGAGCTGGTGATATTGGTTGGCGAAATGTGTATAACTATTTGATAATCAATTATGGTCCGCCAACCAAAGTTATAGGCCCAGCGCATTTCTTGAATGTGAATATGGTATGGTTAAAAAAAATACCCCTCAATTTCTTGAAGGGTATCTAAAAGTGGGGGAACTTTTAATTAAACTTTCGGTAGGTCAACTCCAATGACATACTCACACACTTTGGTCAGTAAAGGTACAACCCTACTACCAATCAATTCTCGGACTTCATCTACTTTATCCTCATCTTCCAAATCCAAACCTACTTGGTCGTGTACCTTATCACAAATCATTTCCACGAACTCGTTGGTGGACATTTCTTCCATTAGTTGTTCTAACCTTTGGTTAATAACATCATTGACAATCTCTAAAACTTTTTCTTTGTTCATATCATTTAATTTAGGACACAAATATACAACACATATTCTTTTATTCCAAATAGTTTTTTGTTAAAGTTTTGTTATCAGAAATGTTGCATTTACCAGTATCACCTGGTGCAAAAACTGGTGGATGTTGGTTGGCGTGTAATACGAATGCCAACCAATTTTCACCTGCGTCGGAGATCAGAGATCAGTGGGCAAATTTTAGATTAACTAATGCTCAAATTTCAGGACAAAAAAAATCCCCACGATTTCTCGTAGGGATTTACCAACAAAAAACACAACTAAAATTTATACTTCAAAAGGTAAGTTCGTGTTAAAGATTGTGTGTCCTTCTTTCTTTTTTTCTTCACATAGATTTTTCAAGAATGTAATACCATGTGAAGTTTTCAATAAATCATCTATTGAAACACTCTTACCACCTTGTTTGACTGAACTGATTTGATAAGAATAGTCATTACCAAAACAAATTCCTTTACTAAAATTCTTTTCCATTTTCTTCTTCTCTTTTTCTTTCAACCAACTTTCGAATAATGTATCTACTACATTATCTATTGTTGATTTAACTGAAAAAGTTTCAAACCCTGTTAGTGATGAAGGATATTCAATATCGGGTAATGTTTCACAATACTCCAACATCTCATTAAACTTTTCTTTGGTTTCAATACCATAAGGATAACAAAATGTATTCCCACCTCTACCTTCGTTCTCACAATGACCAACTCTTTTATTATCAAAGTATATATCCCCTTTGAAACAATTTGTTTCTTCCGAAAATGTTTCCGAGAACTTAATGTTCTTTAATGTAATTCTATTCATTTTTTTTAATTTATATGGTTTCGTAAAATTGTTTCATACTTATCCCATTCATCAAAAGGTAAAAAATCACCATTCTTCATTATACACACGATACTACTCATATCGGTTATGTCGGGTACAAAGACATCAACAACATCAATGTAACCACCTTCTTCGTGTTCGATTTGAAATACTTTTACGTTTTCTAATTGTGTTATTTTCATTGTGTTCTTTTTTGTTTCCACAAATATACATCACATATTATTTTATTCCAAACAAAATTTGTTAAAGTTTTGTGAAGATGATTTTACCTGTTGTTCCCGTCGGATTATTGGTTGGCGTGTAATACGTTTTGCCAACCAAATTTCCACAGACTCCACGGTTGTTATGATTTCATGGAAATAAAAACCCCCAACAATTGTCGGGGGTCAAAACCTAAATTATGATACAAAAAACTAATATTGATTATCGTTATAAATTTCGAACTGACTTGGTTTACCTCTTCTCAAAGGATAAGTCGTTCTACGTTCGGGAGTACTATTGTAATACTCACTTTCAATTTGATCATCAAATGTTTGCGGTGTATCCCAATCGGTCTCTTGGTATTCACCTTTCATAAATGATTGTTGTAACTTTAGAATCTCTTGTGGAGTTTCTTCTACGTTAATGTAATTGTTTACATTAAAACACACTTTAGTTACCAACCTCCGATTTATCTTGT